ATCCAGGCGGGCGGTGCGGCGGTCTTCCTGGACTACCTGCTGCGGCGGGATCTCAGCCGGTTTTCGCCGCACACGCGTCCGATCATGACGACGGCCAAGGCCGACCTGATCGAGCTCGGCCTGAAGCCGTCTGAGCGCTTCTGCAAGGAGTGGACGGCCGGGTACCTCAACCTGCCGCTAAAGGCCTGCTCGACCGAGCAGCTGTACCGGGCGTTCAAGCGCTGGTGCTTCCTGCAGGGAGAACGCTGGCCGCCACCGCAGGCGACGTTCAGCAAGACCGTCGAGCGGTACGCGCGCGGTCAGCTGCGCTACAAGGTCGTGCAGCTGCTGACCGAGGATCGCGGCAAGAAGATGTCGCGGATGTGGATTCCGGCCGGGGCTGAGCCTGCAGCCGGGGAGCCGCTTGGACGCTGGGCGCAGGACCAGTCCGCAGCGTTTGAAAACGCCTTGGCGTCGTACATCGATGCCCAGCGAGACCCGTCGTGAATCTTACGCGTCTTACGCATGGCTCTCCGACGCGTAAGAGCCGAAACCCAGTGCTGGCGCGGCTTCTTACGCGTCATACGCGTCTTACGCTTGTTTTCAAAAAACCCATGTGTGCGCGTGCGTGCGCGAGACATCAAACGTCCATCGCTCGAAGTTGGGAAACCAAGCGTAAGAGCGTAAGTACCGTAAGAACCCAGTATCCATGCGGGTTTCACGATCCTCTATCCGTAAGTGACAGCGTAAGAAGCGTAAGAAGGGGTGGGGTGATGGGGAAAGGGTCGATGCGGGAGGAGATGCCGGAGACGGCCCGGTTCATCGATGCGCTGCGGGACGCGTTCGGCGCCGACCAGGTCGACCCATCGATCCGGGCAGGGATGCGTGGGCAGCCCCGGTTCTTCGCTCGCGAGGGCGGTCGGCAGGTTGGATGCGCCGGGACGCTGGGTGATCCGGAGCGGTGTGCCGAGGTCGGGGTGCCGTTGATGGCGAAGTGGACGTGGGAGGGAACTGAGCAATGAGCTTCTGGGCGATGCTGTCTGCAGACCTGGCCTGGGTCGATGACCGGTTGTGCAATTGGGCCCGCTGGGCCAACGATCGGCCCGCGCGCGGTCGTGCTCGTAGCGCCGAGGGACGCTATCGCCCCGTGGGCGGCGACCTGGACGAGCGTCGGACGCCGACGCCGTCGATCGACCTGGCGGACGCGCTGCTGGTCGGTCGTGCGCTGGCACGCCTTCCGCAGCGCGAGCTGGCGCTGATCAAGGCGCACTACCTGGAGCGCCGCAGGGACGACGAGATCGCGGTGGCGCTGCGCATCCCGCGCCGCGAGTGGATGCTCGTTGCGCGGTACGCGTTGATGATGGCGCGCAACGTGATTCAACGTCAGACAACCCTTGCACGTCGCGAAGACACGCGCTATGCTCGCGGCACCGATCAGGTGATCGAGTTCAAGGCCTCCCGGATGGGAGGCCTGATCACGACGGTGGAGAGCCCGCGCAATGCGGGCTTTGTCGTTTCCAGGGTCGCCTGATGAGCGGCGCGGCGGCACAGTCGGACCGCAAGGCACGGCACCAGCTGTACGGCTCGGCCTGGCGCAAGGCGCGCGAGGGGTTTCTGCGGAATCACCCGCTGTGCGTGATGTGTGCGCAGGTCGGCCGGACCGTACTGGCCAGCGTGGTCGATCACATCCGACCGCACCAGGGCGACCGGGCGCTGTTCTGGGACCGAGACAACTGGCAGCCCCTCTGCAAACCCTGTCACGACCGCCACAAGCAGCGCATCGACCGCGGCGGCCGGGATCCTGGCTGCGACCAGCGCGGCGTGCCGGTGGATCCGGGGCATCACTGGAACACCGCCGAGGTGGCGCGGCAGGGAGGGGGGTCGGAAACTTCGAAGGCCACGGGATGTGGACCGGCATGGTCCCTTTTTTCGCAAAGCCGCGAAATGGACAGGGGGGATACCGGCCTGACCCAGAGGCCGAAACGGACCGGAGGGCGTTGAGATGGCGGGACGACCGCGCAAGCCCACCGCTCTGAGGGTGGTGGAAGGGAACCGTGGCAAGCGGGCGCTCAGCAAGAGCGAGCCGGATCCCGAGTACCTGTCCGACCTCACGGCGCCCGACTGGATGCCCGAGGGCGCCAGGCGGGTGTGGGACGAGATCGTGCCGACGCTGCGGGCCTCGCGGCTGTTGGCCACGGTCGACGTGCAGATGCTGTCGATGGGCTGCGTGGCGATCGCCGAGTTCAGGCATGCCGCGCGTCTGGCTGAAGAACGGAAGCTGACCGACTCGGCCTCCTCGATCCATCCGGCTCTGATGGTCAAGAGCATGGCGTTCAAGCAGGCGATGGCCGTGCTGCAGCAGTTCGGGATGTCGCCGGCCGCGCGCACGCGGATCGCCGTCCAGCCGCAAGGCGATCTCTTCGGCGATGCAGGCAAGGAAGCATCCTCCGGTTACTTCTCGTGACCCGGTAACGCGCTACGCGCGTGGGGTCGTCGGCGGCAAGATCATCGCCGGGCCGCATGTGCGTGCTGCGTGCCAGCGTCACCTGAAAGACCTCGAGCACGGACCGGCCCGCGGGCTATGGTTCGATCGGGAGGCCGCGGCGCGCGCGCTGGGGTTCTTCCTGGACGTGTTGCGACTCAACGGCGGCGAGTGGGAAGGCAAGCCCTACGAGCTGCTGCCCTGGCAGGCGTTCGTGGTCGGAAGCCTGCTCGGATGGAAGGACGTCGACGGCTACCGGCGGTTCCGAGTGGCGTACGTGGAAACGGCCAAGGGCTCCGGCAAGTCCCCGATGGCGGCGGGCATCGGGCTGTACGGGCTGACGGCCGACGGCGAGCCGCGCGCCGAGGTCTATGCCGCCGCGACGAAGAAGGACCAGGCGATGATCCTGTTCCGCGACGCGGTCGCGATGAGGGATCTGTCGCCCGAGCTGTCGAAGCGGTTGATCAAGTCGGGTGTCGGCGAGAACGTCTGGAACCTCGCGTACCACAAGACCGGGAGCTTCTTCCGGCCGATCTCTGCCGACGACGGGCAGAGCGGCCCGCGGCCGCACATCGCGCTGCTCGATGAGATCCACGAGCATCGCACCGGGATGGTCGTCGAGATGGTGCGCGCGGGGACGAAGTCGCGGCGCCAGGCGCTGATCCTGATGATCACGAACAGCGGCGCGAGCAAGCAGTCGGTCTGCTGGGAGTACCACGACTACGCGGCGAAGGTGGCTGCGGGGCAGGTCGAAGACGACAGCTTCTTCGGCTTCGTCTGCTCGCTGGACGAAGGCGACGACCCGCTCAAGGACGAAAGCTGCTGGGCGAAGGCGAACCCCAGCCTGGAGCACGGGCTGCCGGGTCTGAAGTACCTGCGCGAACAGGTCACGCAGGCGCGCGGCATGCCGGCAAAGGAGTCGGTGGTTCGCCGCCTGAACTTCTGCCAGTGGGTGGAGGCGGACGCGCCGTGGATCAGCGCGGACGCATGGTTCCGCTGCCAGGACGAAGCCTGCGATCCGGATCTTCTGATCGGCCGGCGCTGCTGGGCCGGGCTGGACCTGTCCAGCACGCAGGACCTGACCGCGCTCGTGTTGATGTTCGAACCCACCGAGCTCGACCCGGTGTGGCGGCTGGTGCCGCACTTCTGGCTGCCGGGAGACGGGCTCGGCGAGAAGGCCGACAAGGACCGGGCGCCGTACATCGCGTGGCGGTCGTCCGGCCACCTCGAGGCGCTGCCTGGGCGAGCGATCGACAAGCTGGCGGTGATCGGGCGGCTGGCGGAGATCCTGAGCCTGTATGACGTGCAGGCCGTCGCCTACGACCGCTGGCGGATCGAGGATTTCAAGATGCTGCTGGAGCAGGAAGGCGTGAGCCTGCCGCTTGTGCCGTTCGGTCAGGGCCTGAAGGACATGGCGCCGGCGATCGATGAGTTCGAGCGGCTGCTGCTGGACGCCCGCGTCAGGCACCCGGGCAACCCGGTGTTGACCTGGTGCGCGGCGAATGCGGTCGTGATGAGCGATCCGGCCGGCAATCGGAAGTTCGCGAAACACCGCGCCACCGGTCGAATCGACGGGATGGTCGCGGCGGCAATGGCAATCGGCAGCGCGTTCCAGAGACAGGAAGACGCGGTGCCCGTACACGATGGAGCTCTGGCATGGCTGTGAACCCTGCGACCGTCTACAACGCGAGCGTCGCCGCGGGCGTCGTCTGCGCGTCGGTGGGCGCGGGGGCGCAGTGGGGCTGGCCGGTCGGCCTGATGGTGGCCGGCGCCCTGGTGCTCGTGCTGTCGTTTGCGGCGACCAGGGTGGGCTGACCGCATGTTCCTGACTTCCGCGCAACTGAAGGCCGCGCCCGGCCCGACGGACGACTTCTGGTATCAGCCAGTGCGCCACGCGACCGCCTCTGGCGTCGCCGTCGGCCCGGTCGCGGCGATGGGTGCATCGGTCGTCTATCGGTGCGTGAATCTGCTCGCGGCGACGATCGCGAAGCTGCCGCTGAAGATGCGCGACCGCGAGACATCTGCTGCGGTCGATGCGCACCCGGTGTCGCGCGTGATCGGTCGCCGCCCGAACCGCTGGCAGACCTCGTACCAGTGGCGCGCGATGCAGATGACGCACCTGCTGCTGCGTGGCAATGCGTACTCGGAGATGGTTTTCGGGCCGGCCGGCGAGATCCAGGAGCTGATCCCGATTCACCCGGACGCGGTGCTGATCGAAGAGCTGCCGAGCGGCGACTGGCGCTACAAGGTGAAGCTCGCCAACGGTGCGGCAAGGACGCTGAACCGGGCGCAGGTGCTGCACCTGGTCGGCCACTG